TCTTTCTTTTTATATTGGCTTTCTTTGTTTTTATCTCCGCAATGCATCGCTTCAGATATATCGATTTCAATACCGTTTTCTGTATACTTAAAATTATTTTTCATGGCTATGATATAGAATTGCTGCTGGATAAGTCTCTAATGAATGTTCAGATGATATATTTAGAACTTGCCTTAAAGCCCCTAGATCTTCAATTTTGTTAAAATCTTTTACACATGATTCAAGGGTTTTATCCCAAGATTCTTTATCCCGTGAGCAAATGATAGATTCACACAGAGTAGCGAGCATTACCTCTTGGGCTTCGCTGAGTTCTTTTACTTTTAAATGAGAGGCCATTTTTTCTTTAGAATCATTAATAAAACTATCTATAGAATATATGGTTTTTTGTATATTAGCTCTAGAGTAAGTGGCGTTAGCCAAAGGTATACCAGTAGTCCCTTCTGGCCTACCGCCTTCTTTTTTCGGCCCTGCTGCTGGGGCATCCAAAGGAGAAAATACAGGGACTCCACCGACTAAGGGGTTGAAGTGTCCTTTCTCTCTCTCCTTAAGCAATTCTTTCTGAGCTGACTCTAATTTATCAGGATTTGGGAATTTTCCATTTTCAAACATTTCCATCCCCTGCTTCGGGGTAATGATACCTAATTCCATAAGTCGAGTCGAGGCTCTCATAAGCTGGACCTCATCTCTCATATCCATATCCTTCATTTTAGCTTCGGGCCAAGATCGGAATCCCAAGTTTTTTGCCACTCTTTTTATTTCTTTGTTTAAGAAGTCATTCAAGAACCCATGACGGGACTCTTTAAGTCTATCAATGAAGATTTGGGCTTTGACTTGAGTTGAATTGAATTTCTCTTCCCCAACTATTACATTTTGTAATCCTTGTTTAATATCTTCGTTAAGCACCTGATACTTTTCTGGCCCAAGAACTAAATTCAATTCAGGCATAATGAATTCCGCCTTAGTCGTATAGTCGGAAACAAGAACGCGGCCTACACTTTCATTTTTGAAAAGGTTTTGCATAGCCGCCATGTTATTGGGGTTAACTCCACCCTTTTCAGGATCTGCACCCATAGTGATAAGCAATATTACATTTTCTACTGTGCGGGTAATTGATTGATCCATTTTTTTCAATTCAAGCTTAGCATTGATATCGTCCAACACTGGGAAACCAAATGGTATAGCAAAAGGCTCGTAATCTTGTTTTTTATAAAAAGAATAAGAAAGTCTTTTTGGATCTAAGTCAATACTGATCCCTTCATTAGAAAAAGTCCCTCCTAATATAGATTTTTTGATTTCGTCGTCTAAAGCTTCGAATATAGCTATATCCTCTTCTGTTTGCGGGTTAGACAATCGAGCCAACTCATATTCAGACAAAACTTTTTGATAAACCGAACCATAGTTAAAAGTGGTGGTTCTTTTAGCTACGACATCATAAGGGTTAAGTAGGATGTACTTAAGAGGAATTTTATTAGCAGAAGCGCCAATAGTCCCCACTTGATTCATAAGCTTAGCATAATCATCTACTTTGAATTTGCCATCAATTCTATAAAGAAAGACGTTCCCGCTGCGGTAATACTCTCTGAAGTATTGATCTTTTAAAGATGTAATATTAACTCTTTTAAACCATTCGTAAAAAAACTCTTTACTCTTTTTTGAGCCGCCTTCTAAATAAACATCAGTGTTTGTAAACTCTGACATAATATCTATAGCATTCCTAAATACGGCGACATTGCAATAAGCCTTCTGGCATAATTCAATAGCGTCCCGACAGGTTATACCTTCTGATGAATATTCATATGGCAACAGACCCGAACTTATACTGGAGTAACGGTTATGAAGAGTTGTATAAGCAGCGCGGTTCGTGCGAGATCCAGAAAACCCGCTGGTCGATGCCCCCTGCCTCCTAGCTTCGGATACCCCACTATAGGATGCTTCGGAAGTATAAAAAGGTTCTCCCAGTAATTCTGGAGAGGTTTCCTCGTTATCGCGAGTATGTGATGGGTGATCTGAAGTGTTGAATTTTTTCCAATATTCAGAACTTTTAGTATATTTCCTTTTCGACATAAGATACAAATTATCTTACACCTCAAAGTTAACTTTCAACTTTTAAAAGTCAAGAAATGAACATTGGTACGAAAGTGTTTTGCCTATCTGAGATGTCATCTGACTCCATATCATAGAATACGTTCATCATCCAATTACCTAAGACCAAGGCTGAATAAGAATCTTTACGAGCTTTGTTGGCTCCGCTTTGCCTTCTTAAGTTACGCGGTAGATCAAAACTTTGAGTTCCTTGAGAAGATGTCGTAATTTGGACCATAGCGCATTGGACTTTAATAAGATCCATCATGTCTTTTTGGTGTTCAACGAAATCGATCATCCTCGCACCTTTTGCTCCTTTTTCGTCAGTATCATTCTTTAAGAACTTCAACTCTTCTATAGGGACTCTAGATTTTCTTTGATTGTTATAATCATCATTCATAGCGGCTCCCGCAAAAAATATGCGCTTATGGTCAAAAGAAGATTGTAAAGACTCGTTAGCTAGCCTAATCCAAGACGAAGTAGGCTTTCTAAGGAAAACGAATTTTCTTTCTGATTTATTGTATTGATTTTTAAGCCTACTCAAGTTTCTATCGTAATCTTTAGATTTGTCTAAATCAGCTTCAATTACTCCTAGATTCAAATTTTTACTTTTGAATATCTCACTCTCATTACAGGAGCTGATGAATTGAACACCTCCATTATAATCCCCTACTATAGCTGATATATTAAAGTGGGTGAGAATGTAAGCCATATACTTAATATGTGTTTTTAAGTTAGCTCCCGATAAAGCATAGCTGTGGACTATTATCCCCTTCTTAGATTCTCTGTTGATTTTAATTAACAACATAGCGAAATCGTCAGAACTTTCACTTTCAGACCAAGACGGGTCAAAAGACAAGATATATTCGTCTTTACGGCTTCCTACGACTTCGACAGATTGCCCTTCTCCATCTGGTATGGTACAATCCGCCATTTTGCTCACCTTAAAGTATCCAGCGCTATCATCGGTGAATATAGCCCCAAATTCCCTAGCGAACTGAGCATCGCTCATGGTAGAGCGGGATTGATTAATTAAGTTCTGATCATATAGTTGTTGTGGGGCGCAATCATAACTAAAATGCATAATTGTCCTGTGCGCTCCATCCTGTTTATTCTCATTTAGAATCAAAGCCTCATACTGTTGATATATTTTGTAGAGGTATTCAAATTTATACGATGCAGATGATAAACCAATAATTTTGTTGTTTGGCCAACGCTTTCGCTCCTCTTCTTCCATTTTACCCTGCTCGATCATTTTGGTTTCTAAATCATAGACCTCTTGCCTCTCAGTGGGGTTTTCGACTACAGACAGGAAAGGCATCAATACCTCATTATAAATTTTTTCAGGCATTAACAATAATTCATCAACGATTATTCTTTGGAATCGGAAACCCCGCAATTTTTCACCATCACCCAAAGGCAAAGCCCTAATGCTACTCCTGCCTATCTCCATTACCCATTCATCATTCATTTTCGATGTACGGGTAATACATTGAGCAAAGAATTCTGCTTTAGGACTTTTAGCAATATCTTCTATCTTCTTGAAAATCATTTTAGACTGTCGAAATGACTTAGAGATAATACCTATCTGGACACCCTGATTTAAAATAGCGTCTAAGAGCGCGAAAATGCCCGTAGAGAAGCTTTTGGACATTCCACGACTCCAGATCCCTAAAAAGTAATCAGACTCCATCATCGACTTGATAGCCATATGCTGGAAAGGGAATAATTTTACCCCTGTAAACAATTCACAAGCAAAAGAAGGGTTTTCTCTTAGAAATTTATAAAGAAGAATCTTAGCTTCTGTTTCTTCTAAATATCCCTCTTTTTCGAGAATGAGTTTGTTTATATCCTTGTACTCTCTGTGGAGTTTCTGTTTTCCTGTTTCCCAAGCCATCTTTTTTAATTTGTTCGTCCCAAAAATATTGCAAGTCTACTTCCCAGAGCTTCTTGCCTAAAACGAGGATTTTGGGGATAAGCTCCTCGCTCTTCTCTCTAGAGCCACTAAACACAAACTGACAACAATCAGTATACTCAGATTGTATAGACCGCATCTGATGATAAACATAATCTAGCCTAAATTTCTTGAACCCCCTTTTATTGGTTGCCCACATATCATCAAAAGCTGTTTCTATAACTATATAAAGATAACACCCCAATGACCTGCACCTCTCAAGCTCTTTTATAAAACGTGAGTAGCCATTGGTTATAGTAGAGCAAAAATCCTGGTAAGACTTCCTATCCACAAATGTATAGTCGTATAGATCCCCGCCTACGGCGTAGTCGCCCACATCCAATTTTAATAATTCAGAATTAGTAAAAGATAATGGTTGCTGTTCCCTAGTATCAATTAGTATAGGCGTATTAGAATAATCTTTTTTAAAATCTTTGTGTAAAGACGCGGATAGCATAGGGAGCATACCAAGATGCTCGCAGGTTTCACGGTAGCTCCCAAAAACCTGTTTACAGATGTCGATGTCGGGCAAACCGCTCGTTTGTAGGTAAGTCGAAGGTGGCCCCGCCTTAATGCCCTTGGCCCCTAATTTTTCTTTGAAAGATTTCCCTATAAATTCCTTGACCTCTTCACGCGGAGCCTGACCGCACCACTTTTTCATATTCCCCTTATTAGTAAAGTCAGCAGCAAAATACTGATCGTAATTTTTAAAAGGTATAAGTTCTTCAGTGAGTTTGTCTCTCCGATTGTAATTCTTAACGTAATACTCCCCCAAGAACATGTCGTGGGCTTTTACATGGGTATGTAAACTCCTTCTACTCTTAAACTCCCTCTCGCACTCTTTACATTTAAATGGCATCGTCTTGACTTATTCCTAAAACTCTGGCTTTCCATTCGGACATGCCCTCTAGTCTCTCAGCTTCCTCCTTGATAGATTCTTTTTGCATCTCCGCGATGTGGACCATTGTTTCTCTTTCTTGTTGTTCTTGAAAAAGTTGGACGATAGCGAGAAATGAGGCATTTTCTTTATGCATTTTTTTCATCCTATCTCCCCTGTCTCCCTGTAGCTTCTTAGTTAGATTCTCAATGCGAGTTTCGCACTGGTGATACTCCCCACTCTTAGCTTTAATAATCTCAGCTAATCTTATAGACATCTCTTGCTGTTCATCAGCATCGTCGAACATGCTGTTCAATTTGTTTAGATGTGCGCTTATCACTTCTAAGTTAATGACTTCTTTGCAAACATTCAGGTAAAGATTTAATTCGTCCGCTGTTAGATCGGGTTTGTCCCATGTCAGCCGAATAAATTCATGCTCAAATAACACTCTGTCTTCTGAATTTAATAAATTATTAATAATTTTAAGAAATCTAGAATTAGAAAGGTTGATCCCTAGCCTTTCTACACAAATCTGCTTTTGTCTATTAATCCTTTGTTCATTTAATGTCTGTCCAGTAGCATCATTTATCTTTTTTATGATTCTAGAGGGGGATCTTGGCGCAAGATATGAGTTTAAAGCCCCCGAATCTTGAGACGGCAACATATCTGGGTTGACTTCCCTGATTTTTTCTAAAACTACACGTTGCTCCGAACTCAAAGGCTTTACATTCCTAGACGGGAAAACAATTTTAGCTATTTCCAATGAGGACAAGCCCTCTGCGGCTTGTTGTAAAATGAACGCGCCCTGTTCACTAGTCAGATTTATAACTTCTGCTGGAATTCTACAAGTAGTATTGAATTTTATAGAGTTCTCCACCAAGAACTTTCTAACAGCCCTCCCCTCTTTAGACCTCCCATCTAAAAGTTCATCGCCGAAACATTTCTTAGTTAGATCAATGAGATCTGGCATTTCATTAGCATGAACCCTTAAGAATTCTTTTTGTTCTTTATTAAGATCCATCACCTATAATATCTTGGTCTTTAAGAATATCTATAGCTACTTGAAGAAATTTTTTCTTTAAGTTCTTAACTTGTCTATAACCAAGCTTCTTTTTTTGAGGGGAAATCTTATAGCCCATGAATTTAGCGACATCTTCTTCACTGCTACTTTCAAAGTATAACATTTGGTAAGCTCTATAGTGATTACCACTTAAACGTGACTCCATTTCAATATTCAACTTTCCCACAGACAATGGGAAATCAAAATCCAAATATTCTTTATTAGAGACTTCTTTTACGAAATCTTCAGTAGAAAGCGGTATCTTTAATTCTAATCCTGCTTTTTTCGACTTCCCCCATTTACTGCATATAGCACAGTGAGCCTGAGAGTGGTCGGGCAATTGGTAATCGGGGCAGGGATTGACATAATTGCCATAGTGATTCCTTACAAGGTTTCTGATTTGGTTAGATATGATCCTACCTATCCACGGTTCAAGAGGGCGATCCTGATCCCACATATGCCATTTTTTAGCAATATGTATTTTTATGATTTGCTGGACATCATCGAAATCAAACCACTTAACAGCGTAAAGCCGCCATTTATATTGTTGTTTGCTTACCGCTTCGTCTATTACTTCAGAGAAGTCTTCATATGTATAATTACTTCTCTTTTTTCTTTTCATTAATAAAATCATTAACAGATTGAGTATTACCCCTTCGATTTGTTTCGATTGGGGTTGGCTCACCTAATAACGACCCTATTGTTCGATTAGAAATATCAGAGCTTTCGAATTCTACTTGAAAATTACTGATTTGAGGAACAAACTCAGCATCCGTCTCATCTGACGAAATAACCGAAGATTTTCTTTCTATAACAGAAGTGTTTGTAGAGACAGAAGCAACTGTAGAATTCAAAGGCTGTCCGCACTTATTACAGAAGTTAGGTTTAGCGTTGGCAAAAGAAATTTTAGAGCCGCAACTTTGACAGAATAAATGAGCCATACTATATATTCTACTAATTATATATTAATTTTCAAAAAAAACAAGGTTTGATGCATTCTTTTGTGTATAAGCTGTTCGCCGCTTCCGCGTTAACGCATTTCTTGTTTATAACATATGTTATTACACCTTTCCCCAGTTTTGTAACTTAGAAATTATGAATTTTAAAATTTTACTTCTAACAATGTCTTTATTGGTGAACTTAAAGGTCGTAATGCCATTTTCGATAGAATCATCAGTAGAAAAGACATCGACCATCTTTTTGAACCCCGTTTTCCCATCAATATCACTTTGCATAAAGTCTCCACATATGACTAGCTTAGTATTTTCACCAATACGAGTAATCAAAGTTGTCAATTCCTTAAATGTAAAGTTTTGAGCTTCATCCGCAACTATAAGTTTGTTTTCCCAGTTCGCGCCCCTCAAAAAGTTTATAGGTATAGCGTTCACTCTTTCTTTTTGCTTTAAGTAAGCCGTATCGCCCTCATGTATTATTTCTTCCAGCTTATCATAAAGAGGCAGCGTGAAAAGGTTGAATTTTTCTGACATATCTCCAGGAAGGCTACCTAGACCTTTATCTGCACTTTCTACGATACTTCGGACATAAAGGAGGTCTTTATCTGAATCTTCAGACATTAACCTCAAACATCCGTATAAAGACATATAAGTTTTACTTGAACCAGCAGGTCCAGATACAAACATTATTTTTACCTCTGGGTCTAATAGCATATCTAGGAATTTATGCTGATTCGGGGTAAATTTAAATTTCCTCTTCTTGAATTTTATTGAAAAAAAACTGTGAGGCTCTAACTGGATATCAGAAAGCTTCTTTGATCCCATATGTTATATATTACACTGAATCTACAGTTTTACCTGTTTAAT